CGCGCGGTGGCTCGGCCATCGCCGTCCCGTGCTGCACTGGAACGCGGCCCGGCGGGTCCAGCGGGTGAGCCTGCGCACGATCTACCGGCTGCGGATCATTCGACGGCGGGTGTGTGCGTGAAACACAAGTTGACCGCGAAACAAGCGCGCTTCGTCGCCGAGTACCTCATTGACCTGAACGCGACGCGGGCCGCGAAGGCGTGCGGCTATCACCCGAAGACGGCCGCGAAGTTGGTAGCAAAAAGTAGCATCGCCGCGGCCATCCTCGCGGGGCAGACGCGCGACCTCGAGAAAGCGGGCGTGACGAAGGATCGGCTGCTCCAGGAACTCGGCGCCGTCGCGTGTGTGAACGCCCGGGAGTATTGGAATGCGGACGGCAGCGCGAAGCATCCCCTGCAACTCTCCGCGGATCAAGGCGCCGCGCTCGCGGGCTTCGAGGTCCTGATCAAGAACGCGAAAGCCGGCGACGGCATCACCGACACGATTCACAAATTCAAGCTGTGGGACAAGGTGCGCGCGATCGAGTTGTACATGAAGCACTACGGGATGCTGGTCGAGAAGGTGGAAGTGAAGACCGTCGACGCGGAGGCGCGGGTCGCGCGGCTGGTCGCCGCGAGAAAGCGTGTGGGTCGTCATGAGTAGCGGTCACGGCGTGAGTCTCACGAATCGCATCATGCGTGCACGACTCGCGTGGGAAGCCGAGCACGGCGTGCCGTGTCGCCGGATCGAGGTGTCACCGGCGGCACTGGACGTGGTGCGCCGCGAAGCCGTCGGATTTGTGCCGTTGTCGACCGCCGCGCTGAAGCCGTTGGTGCGGACCCGTCATCTCGACCACGTGTGGTACGTCGATCCGACACTGACCGGTGAGTCGTGGCGATTCAGCGGGGGCCGTCATGGGTGAGATCCTCGACCAATTCGGGAAGCCGTTCCGGCCCGGCCGCACGTTCCTCACGCCGGCGTGGGTGATGCGCGAGGCGAACCGGATCGCGGAGTCGCGTGCGGCAGACGCGCGCGCGTGGGCACTGCGCCTGTCGATCGATGACGACGACGAAACCCGCGCCGGCACGCTGATCCACGTGCGCGCGCCGAAGCGCGACTGGTGACCACCCAATGACGACGATCGATCGGCGCGCGTTCCTGCGTCGCCTCGGCTTCGGCACCGTCAGCGCGGCGGCGGCCGCGATCGGCGTGTTCGACGTCGAGCGCCTGCTGTGGGTGCCCGGCGAGAAAACGATTGTGCTGCTGCCTCCCGTGCGTGAGTTGCACGGGTTCGAGATGGTCGACTGGGTGACGAAGGAAATGCTGCGCGTCGCGGGGAACCGCTTGCGGATCGCCGAGTTGGCCGACCGCGAGTACGTAATCGCCGCCAGACAGTCAGACACGACGTTCATCACCGCCATGACGTGGCCGCGGTGACGACGCCCGCGACGGTCGAACAGGAGATCGAAGAGTTCGTCGCGTCCTGTCATCACGATCCGCTGCGCTTTGTGCGCGGCGCGTACCCCTGGGGCGAGCCTGGCGCGCTCGTCGACGAGCTCGGCCCCGACGACAATCAAACCGAATTCCTCACCGAGCTGGGCAAGGAAGTCACCGCGCGCGCGTTCGACGGCACGACGCCCGTCATGCCCGTGAAGATGGCCGAGACCAGCGGCCACGGCACCGGGAAGACGGCGACCGAGGCGTGGCTCGTCGACTGGATTCTCTCGACGCGGCCGCATTCGGACATCACGGTCACCGCCGGCGGTTACGCGCAGCTCGAGGCGCGCACGTGGCCGGCGCTCAAGTTCTGGACGGGACTGTGCTTGACGGCGCCCTGGTTCGACGTGCTCGAGACCGGCATCTATAACAAGGACTTTCCCGACACGTGGAAATGTCAGATGCAGTCGTGTAAGGAGCAGAACGCGCAGGCCTTCGCCGGGCAGCACGCGCGCCGCTCGACTTCCGCGTACGTCTTCGATGAATCGAGTCTGGTCCCCGACAAGGTCTGGGAAGTTGCGTACAACGGGATGACCGACGGCGAGCCGATGATGTTCGCGTTCGGCCAGATGACGCAGAACACCGGCGAGTTCTACCGCGTGTGCTACGGGTCGCTCGCCGCGCGCTGGAATCACCGCCGCGTCGACTCGCGCACCTCACGCTTCACCAACAAAGAATTCATCGCGCAGCAGATCACCGACTACGGGATCGACTCCGACTACATCAAGGTCCGCGTCCTCGGCTACGCGCCGTCCGCGTCCGAGCTGCAGTACATCGACAAGGGCCGCATCGATCTCGCCCGCGCACGGATCCAGGTGCCGCTCCAGGACGATCCCCTGATCGCCGGCTTCGACGTGTCGGGCGGCGGCAAAGCGTGGAACGTCATCCGCTTCCGCCGCGGCCTCTGCGGCGATCCCCTCGGCGCCGACGGGAAGCCGCTCGGGCCGATCCGGATGCCGGGCGAGAAGGACCCGGACCGCTCGGCGCGCATCGCGCTCTGCGCGGAGCTCCTGAACGATCGCCGGCCCGGGCATCACCTGGCGGCGCTCTTCGTCGATTCGGCGTTCGGCGCGGCGATCGTGTCACGGCTCCACGCGCTCGGGCACACCAACGTCCACGAGGTGAACTTCGGCGGCGAGAGTCCCGACGAGCACGAGTACAACATGCGCGCGTTCATGGCGCGCAAGTGTAAGGACTGGCTGCTGCTCGGGTCGCTGCCGAACGAGGATCGGTTGTGCGAGCAGCTCGGCCTGGCCGGCTACCACCAAACGCGCGGCAAGCTCGTGCTCGAAGCGAAGGAAGACATCGTGAAGCGCGGCGAGGTCAGTCCCGACGATTCGGATGCGTTCTGGCTCACGTTCGCGCGCGCCGTCGCGGTTCAGCAAGCGGCGCCGCCACGCCCGCCGCCGCCCCGCTCTGCCTGGGGCTGATTTGCTAGGGTAAATCCGATGGCCTGGTTCCTCTGGCTCCTCGACTGGCTCCCGCTCCCAGACCCGCCCACGGATCCGGGCGAGAGCGTGATTGAAATTCTGAATTGACGGGACGTCCCCCTCATGTCTAGTTACCGCGCCTGATGCCGGCGATCACCTGTCCCGCGTGCCACGTGACCCGTGAGCCAGCCGCGCAGGTCGGGCCGCTGGTCGTCTGCGCGGACTGTGGCGCCTCGGTCTGGTGCGGCGGCCCGACACTGCGCGTCGCGATCGCGGCCGACACCACGACGCTCAGCGATACCGATCTGAAACGCTTGCAGCGGGCGCGCCGGCTCGTGCGATCGACGCCGACGCCGGCGCCGGTCCTCCCGCCCGACACGCCGCCCGCCGTGGACACGCCCGTCACGGAGCCCGAACCGATGAATTTGCCCGACCTCGAGCTCGTCAGCGCGAAGGTCCATGACGCCTGGATCGCCTCGAAGGCCGCGCAAGGCGTCACCTCGCGCAAAGCGGAAGACGGCGAAGAGCTGATCGCGCCGTACGAGCAGCTCAGCGAGAAAGCCAAGGACCTCGACCGCGGCACCGTGCGCGCCGTCTACGACGCGATCGAGGCCGCCACGGCGCAACCCGTCGACGGTGATGCGGTCGTCGCCGACGCCGGGGGAACGGACACGCCGTGAACGGGACCGAACAACAGGCGCGGCACACGGCGGTGACGCGCGTCGAGCGGCAACTGACTGACGTGCAGACCGTCGCCGAGGCGCTCGATCAGAAGGTCGCCGAGGTCGCGAAGACGACACTCGCGGCGATCAACGACGAGCGCACGCACCGTTTGAAGCTCGCCGAGGAGCAACGGGCGTACGTCGACGGGGAGGATCGCGTGCTGAGTCGCCGCATCACGAGCCTCGTCCACGAACTCGACGACCAACGCGGCTGGACCTTCGTGCAGCGCTGGCGCTGGTTGTTCACGGGGCGCCCGTAAGTGGCCCAGACCGATCGCGGCGACGACACGCCCACGACCGCCGAGCCCGGCAGCGACGAGGCGATCCTCCAGGAACTGCGCGAGCGCTTCGACTACGCCTCGACGCAGAAAGCCGCGATCATCGCGCAAGGCGACATCGACGTCCGCTACGCCGCCGGCGACACCTGGGACCCCGACGACCGGGCCGCCCGCAAGGGCCGCCAGATCCTGAACCTCGATCAGCTCTCGCAGTACACCAATCAGCTCGTCAATTCGTTCCGCCAGAATCCGCGCGGCGCGAAGGTCTCCGCCGCCGGCGACGGCGCGACCGACCCGCTCGCGGAGTTGCGGGCGAATCGCATCCGCCAGATCGAGCACGACAGCCACGCGCAAGAGGTCTACACCGTCGCCGGCGAGAACGGCGCCACGCGCGGCTACGGCTACGCGCGGATCGTCGCCGAGTACGAGGACAGCACGAGCGATGCGCAGGTCCTGAAGCTCAAGGCGATCCCGAATCCGAACCAGGTCCTCGAAGATCCGGACGGCGAATCGACGAGCGGCGCCGACTGGCAGTACCTCTTTTTCGTCCACACCGTCTCGACGACGGAGTTTAAACGGGACTATCCGACGGCGACCGTCACCGACTTCGATGCCGACACGATCGCGATCGCCCCGAAGTGGTTCGGCAAGGACGGGCGCATCCAGATCGCCGAGTACTGGTACGTCACCGAGACGCCCTCGCCGCAGGGTCGCCCGACGCGATCGGTGTGTATGTATCTGACCAACGGCGTCGAGTTGCTGCAGCGGCGCGGCTCGCCGAAGAAAACCGAGTGGAAGGGCTCGTCGATTCCCTTCGCGGCGTGCTACGGGAAGATCATTTATCAGACCGACGAGACCGGCACCGCGCAGAAGATGCTCCAGTCCTACATCCGCCTCGCGCGCGACGCGGCGAAGTCCTACAACTGGACGTCGTCGACGGAGCTCGAAGCGTTGGCGCTCCCGATCAAGGCGGCGCTCTTCGCCTACAAGGGCCAGCTCGGCCCGGCGGAAGTCGAGCTCGTCGAACGCTCGACGCGCGAACCGATCGCGCTGATTCAAGTCAGCGCCACGACGGAGGCGACCGGCTCGCAGGTCCTGCCGCTGCCGCAGTACGGCACGCGCGCCCCGGAGATCCAGGGCTACGAAATCGCCAAGGAGGGCTTCCGCCGCGACGTGCAGAACGCGCTCGGCCGCTACAGCGCGCAGGATCATCGGCTCGGCTCGACCAAAGTCACGAGCGGCGTCGCGCTGCAGGAACTCGACAAGAGCGGCGACCTCGGCAGCTTCCACCACGTCGCGCACTACGACGACATGATTCGCGAGCTCGCGAAGAAACTAAACGAACTCCTCCGGTTCTACGATGCCGATGCCAAAGAAATCTCGACCCGCCTGCCGGACGGGACCACGAAGCGCGTCCGGATCAACACGCCGTCGGCGCGCGCGGCGGACGGCTCGCTCACGTACGGACCTGATGATCTCCGGATGGACGTGGGCCGATTCACCGTCACGATTTCCACCGGACCGAGTTCCGACTCGCAGCGCGAAGCCGGCAAAGAAGCCGCGCTCGCGCTGATGGCCAACCCGCAGGCCTTCCCGCTGATCGCGTCCGACGCGGTCAAGTTGATGGAGCTCGGGCCGGTCGGCGATCAGATGTCGGAGGACCTCGGCTATCTGCAGCCCCCGGCGATGCAGGAAGCGCGCAAGAAGGACCAGGCGAAGCCCGACCCGCGCCAGTTGCAGCAGGAGCTCGACCAGCTCAAGCAACAGGTCCAGCACGCCGAGCAGGTCATGCAGGAGCAGGAGCAGCAACTGAAGGGCAAACAACTCGAGACCGCCAGCAAGGAAAAGATCGCCGCGGCGGAACTCGCGCAGAAGGCGCACCAACTGCAGCTCGATCTCGAGGACCGGAAAGCGGAACGGGAAACGAAGCTCGCGATCGCCGAACTGGGCGCGAAGACGAAGGACCTGGAGCTCTTCTACGAGGAGCGCGCGCGCGTCGGGCTCGCCGACGACAAACACGCTGACCGCGTCCACGAGTACCAGATGCACCGCGAGAAACTCGCGAGTGCCGAAACGATCGCGGCACAGCAGGCCGAGACGGCGCGCACGACCGCGGAGTCGAAAGCGCGCGCGAGCAAGAAAGTGCAGTTCACCAAAGGCGAGGACGGCTCCGTGCAGTCGGCCACGATCACCGGCGGCGACGAGGCAGGAGCGTAACCAGTGGCCATCACCGCAGCGGTCTGCAATTCGTTCAGACAGGAACTTCTCGCGATGACGCCGCACACCGCGGCGGACGTCTACAAGATCGCGCTCTACACGTCGACGGCGACGCTGTCGAAGTCGACGACGGTCTATAGCGCGACCAACGAAGTCGCCAACAGCGGCAGCTACGCGGCCGGCGGGATCACGCTCGCCGGCTTCACGGTGACGCTCGACACCGATACCGCGATTCTCGACTGGACGACGGATCCGGTCGCGACGACGGCGACGATCACCGCGCGCGGCGCGCTGATCTACAACTCGAGCCGCAGCAACAAGGCGGTGGCCGTCTTGGACTTCGGCGCCGACATCACGTCGACGGCGGGGAATTTCACCGTCGCGTTCCCGGCGGCGGCCGCGGCCACGGGGCTCATCCGGATCGGGCCGTAATGGCGTTCCGGCTGTACCTCGTCCCGGTCATCGGCGCCGGCACCAGTCCCGATCCGCGGCGCCCGAAGTACTTCGACACGGCCACGGTGTCGTGGGCGGGGATGGACTACGGGTTCGAGCCGTGGATGCTGGTCGGCGCGGACCTCGCGCCCGCCGACGACGCGGCCCTCGTCGCGCAACCCGACGCGATGGCCTTGCCGTTCGATCTTAGCCCGACCTTGACCGCCGGCCAGGTGACGACCGTGCAGACCAAACTCGAAGCGGCGAACCTGCCGGCCGGGTGGGTGACGACGGCGCTGACGTGGCGCGCGGTCGTGCGGATCGTCTGCGGCATGTTTCAGTTCCTGCAGCGCTACGGACGGGTCTTCGCGGACGCGAACGGCTTCGCGCCGCCGTCGATCTTCGGCGGCACGGTCACGCTCAACACGACCTTCGGCGCGCTGCCCGCGGCGGTGCAGAACGCGCTCGTCGACACGGCGATCAGTTTCGAGATCCCGACGACGGGTTTGACCGCCGGCACGACGCTGCGCACGATCCTGCGCGCGATGGCCGATCACTTCGATCCGCTGCCGCTCGTGCTCGCCGGCGTGGCGATCTGATGGCGCAGATCATCAGCGACGATTTCAATCGCGCGAACGCGGCCGATCTCGGGGCGAACTGGACCGTGGCCGGCTCGTGGCACACGAACACGAACCGCGCGGTCGTCGATGACTTCAGCGGGACCAACGTCGCGAAATTTACCGGGGCCGCGTGGACGGGCGGCGCCGATCAGTACGCGGAAGCCACCGTGGCCGTCGCGCTGCCGTCCTCCCCGGATGATGTGGGCGTCGTGGCGCGCTACGGCACGGGCCTCAATTTCTACGAGGCGGTCACGGATTCCGCGGGCGGGCTGTTGCTGAACAAAGTCGTCGCGGGCGGCACCACCCTCCTCGGGCTCGGGGGGACGACGGTCGCGGTCGGCGGGGTGCTGCGGTGTGAGGCGCAGGGGACGACGATCCGATCGCGCCTCGATGGCGTTCTGCAGACGACGGTCACCGACGCCGCGCACAGCACCGGCAATCCGGGGATGCATGGCGATCAAGCCTCCGCCGCCGTGGCGCTCGACAGCTTCGCGGCTGGCGACCTCGCGAGCGCCCTGATCACGAACTACAAACCCGCGATCGCGCAACGGATGACGTAAATGCTGGTCCTCGACACCACCACGGCGCTCGTGCGGCTCGTCACGTCGGCCGTGTGCGATGTCCAGGTGTGCGCGTCGTACGCCGACTACACGACGCCGACGACGTTCGGGATCGACGGCCAGAACACGCTGATCACGACCGCGGCGACGACGACCGTGGTCGCCTCGCCGACCGGCAGCATCAAGCGCAACGTCAAGAGCCTCTGCATTCGCAACGCGCACGCGACGACGGCGGTGACGATCGGCGTCGAGATGACCGACGGCACGACGGCCGTGAAGTTGATCGCGTTCACGCTCGCGGCGGGTGAATTCGCGCTGATGAACGGCGAGGCCGTCTGGTTCCTCTATGACACGAACGGCGCGGTGAAAGCCGGCACGGGCACGGGCCGCTGGCTGAAGTCGACCGTCCTGACGAGCGGCACCACCTTCACGACGCAGCCGGCGACCACGTCGATCTTTGTGCGGGTGCAAGGACCGGGCGGCGGCGGCGGCGGCGTCGCGTTGAACGCGGCCGGCAGCGGCACCTGTGCCGGCGGCGGCGCCGCGGGATCGTACGCGGAGAAAACGTTCACCGTCACTGGCAACACGGCCTACACGTACGCGATCGGCGCGGCGGGGGCGGCGGGCGCCTCGGGCGGCGGCACGGGTGGCAACGCGGGCGGCGCGACGACGTTCGCGGTCGGCGGCGTCACGGTCACGGCGCCGAGTGGCCTGGGCGGCACGTTCATCGGCACCGGCGCGGTGCACAACTACGCCCTGGGCGGTGCGTCGGGCGCGGTCGCGACGAATGGCGATCTGAATACCGGCGGGGAAGCGGGCCGCATCGGCGTGATCATTGTCGCCGGCGTCGTCGGGGTCGGCGGCGGCGGCGGCTGCTCGGACTTCGGGAGCGGCGGCCCGGAACGCAAGACCACGGGCGCGGGCACGGCCGGGCTCGGGTTCGGCTCGGGCGGATCGGGCGGGCTCTCGCTCACCGCGGGTGCGGCGGCCGCGGGCGGCGCCGGGACGGCCGGCGTCATCGTGGTGGACGAGTACTCGTAAATGCCCGGCGGCCTCGTCGACAAAGACCTCACGCCGTCCGGCCTCATCGACGCCGAATTCAACGAGGGCGGCCTCGTCGCGGTCGATCTCATCACGGCCGCCGCCGGCGTCGTCGATGCGACCGCCTCACCGGCCGGCGTCGCCGTCACCGCCAGCGTCGGCACCGCCATCGCCACCGGGTCGGCCGTCGCGAGCCCAGCCGGCGTCCAGGTCGTCGCGTCCGTCGGCACGCCTGTCGCGCGGGGGGGCGCCGTCGCGAGCCCGGCCGGCGTGTCGGTCACCGCGGCCGTCGGCACGAGTGTCGCCACCGGGTCGGCCGTCGCGGCCCCCAGCGGCGTCCAGGCGACGAGCAGCGTCGGGACGGCCCTCGCGACTGGCACCGCGCTCGCGAGCCCAGCCGGCGTCAGCAGCACGGCCTCCGTCGGCAGTCCGGTCGCGACCGGGGACGCGAACACGACGCCGGCCGGCGTCCAGGTGGTCGCGAGTGTCGGCACCGCGGTCGCCACCGGCGACAGTGCGGCGGTCGATGCGACCGCCAGCCCGAGCGGCGTCGCCGTCACGGCGGCCGTTGGCACCGCGATCGGGACCGGTGACGCCCTGGCGGCGCCCGTTGGCGTCGCAATGGTCGCCGCGGTCGGCACCGCCGTCGCGTCCGGGGATGCGCTCGACGGCACCGCGTTCCCGGCCGGCGTCGCGATGGTCGCCGCGGTCGGCGACGTCGAGGCGACCGGGGACGAGGACGTCATCAGCCGCGGCGGGCTGCTGTATCAGTCGCGCTGGCCGGCCGTCGCGAAGCACGCGAAGGCGAAGCCGAAGGGCGTCGAGGCGCGCACGGCGATCGGTCGAGCCGTCGCGACCGGGGACGCGGTTGCGTATCCGCCGGGCGTGTCGATGACCGCGCGCGTCGGGCATCCGACCGCCACCGGCGTGCAGAATCTGCCGGAGGATGTCCTCGCGGTGCTGTTGCTGCTCGAACTCGACGAAGCGGCGTGACTACTGATCGGCGCACACTGACGATCGATTCCGATCGCGCGGCTGGCTAGGGGTAGCCCCCGAACCTCGAAACGCCCATCGAGTGCCGGCCGCGACACGACTCACGGGCGACGCGCGAGGGCGACGCGCGGAGGGCACATGCCCATCGAATCGTCGCCCAACCCGGACGCCGCCCCGGCCGCCTCGTCCCCGGCCCCCGATCCGTCGCCCGCCGCGCCGCGCGATCTCGACTCGCTGAGTGAGACCGAGCTGCACGACTGGCGCATGACCGGCGAGTTCCCCGACTCATCGTCAGTTACGACGCCTCCTGTCGCCTCGTCAGCGACCCCGGCGGTGCCAGATCCGCCCGCGTCAACGGACGCGCCCCCGCAGGCCGCCTCGGAGCCGGCCGACCCCGAGCCCCACCCGCGCACGAAAGCGCGGATGGAGGAGCTCCTCGCGGACCGCAAGCGCGAACGCGAACGCGCCGAGCGCGCCGAACAGCGCGCCCGTGATCTCGAAACCCGACGCCCGCCGCCTGTAGAGGCGCGACCAGCCGCCCCGCCAGCGGCCCCGGCGGGCCCCGTCAAACCGAATCCCGAGACGTTCACCTACGGCACGGCTGATCCCGCGTATCTCGAAGCGCTCACCGACTACAAGGTCGCGACGACCCTGGCGAGTGAGCGGTCGACGTGGGAGCAGCAGCAGCAGGAGGCGCGTCAGCAGGCCGAGCAGCAGCGCGTGGTGTCGGGCTTTCACGAGAAAGCCGCGGCCGCGCGCGCGACGCATCCGGATTTCGACGCCGTGGCGCTCCTGGCGCCGACCGAGATCCCGCAAGGGTCGCCCGCGGATCTCTGGATTCTCGAAGACGAGGCGGGCGCCGAGATTCTCTACCACTTGCAACAGCCCGCGCAGACCGCGGAACGGCGACGCATTCTCGCGCTCGGCCCGAGGGAGCAGCTCAAAGCGCTGGTCCGCCTCGGCGATCGCCTGACCGCGCCGGCCGGTCCGCCTGCGTCGTCCACTTCCGTGCCGCCGCCGCCGCCGGTGCTCTCCTCGCGCGCCACGCCGACCGATCCGGTCGAACGCGCGCTGGCCGAGGGCACCGACGACGCGGCGACCGCGCGCTACATCGCGGCGGCGAACGCCCGCGAACTGCGCTTGAAAAAGGCCTGATCCATGCCCGCTCCGAATAGTTTCGACGTCTCCGACTTTCTCGCGCGCGAACAGTTGCGCACGCTCACCAACAAGCTGGTGATTTCCGAAAGTTTCAACACCAGTTACAACAAGGAATTCACGCGCGCGATGGCGCCGGGCGACACCGTCCGCGTCCCGTATCCGCGCCAGTTCCTGCCCGGCCAGGCCAACAACCTGGGCTACGAGCCCCAGCCGATGATCGATCGCGCGACGTCGGTCACGATCGATCAGATCGCCAAGGTGCATTTCGAGTACGACGTGCTCGAAAAGGCGCTGCGGATGAACGACTACGAAGGCGCGCTGCGCGAGGACATCATCGTCCCCGCCACCAACACAATGGCGCAGGACATCGAGGATCGCTGCGCGCTCTACGCGTATCAGCACACGCCGAACATCGTCGGCATTCTCGGCACCAACCCGACGACCTTCGATGCGTCGTTCGGGGCCTCGCTCGAGCGCTTCATCAACCTGGGCGGCGGCGCGCTCAGCAAGCGCGCGGTCATCTCGACCGGCATCCAGCGCACGTTGACCGCAGTCGAGCTCGCGTTGTTCTTGCCCGATAGCGAATTCAATCGCGTGATGAAGGAAGGATCGCTCGGCCGCGCCGACACCTTCTCGACCTTCGTGTCGCCGTCGCTCTGGAATCACACCGCGGGCACGTGGGCGGCCGCCGTCACCGTGACCACCGCGCCGGCACTGAACGCGGACGCGGGCACCGGCATCACGTCGCTCACCGTGACCTGCACCACCGGCGACACGTTCAAGAAAGGCGACGTGTTCAACATCGCCGCGGTGAACGAAGTCAACCTGATGACGCGGCGCCCCGGCGGCACGACCAAGTTGCGCGAGTTCTCGGTGCAGGTCGCGACGACCGGCGCTGGATCCTCGGCGACGCTGACGTTCACGCCGCCGATGTATGGGCCCGGCTCGCCGTATCAGAACGTCGACGTGCTGCCGATCGCCGGCGCGGCGCTGACGCTCTTCCCCGGCACGGCCAGCCCGAACGGCAAAGTCGGGAAGCAGAACCTGATGATCGGCAAGGACGCGTTCGCCCTCGTCGGCGTCCGGCTCCAGGTCCCGTCGTCGGGCGGATCGCTCAAGAGCGCGCAGCGCCGCGATCCGACGAGCGGCCTGTCGGTCACCTACACGCAGCAGTTCACCAACGACGAAATGAAATTTCGCTGCCGCTTCGATTGCCCGTTCGGGTTCGGGGAATTCTGGAACGCGATCGCGGCCGTGCGGTTGCTGGGAGCCTAACGGGTCTCGAGCCTCACAAAGGACACATTACGATGCCGATTCCGTCTTTCTCACCCACCGCCAACTACGCGCGCGTCAGCACGCTGAACTATCCGACCGTGACGCCGACGGTCAACGCCGTCGCGGCGGCCGTCACCTACACCACGGCCGAGATCCTCAGCGGTCTCCTCCTGCGCGATGCGCTCTCGAGCGCCCGCGCGGATCTCCTGCCGACGGCTGCCGCGATCGTCGCGGCGATCAACGGCTGCCAGGTCGGGACGTCGTTCCGCACCTGGATCCGCAACACCGGCGCCGGCGCCGGCTCGATCACGCTGACGACGAACACCGGCCTGACCTTGTCGGGCACGGTCGCGATCGTCTTTCAGCAGCAGAAAGAACTGATGTTCGTGGTGACCAACGTCACCCCGGGATCAGAAGCCGTCACCGTCTATTCGCTCGGCGCGTCGGTCGCGATCTAAATCGTTCGTTCACCGGGAGCGGGCCGTCGTCCTGACGGCTCGCTCATTTTTCACGCGCGAGGTCTCGACTGATGGCTCACGAAGAACTCACCTTTCCCCGACTGATGTACCGCGGCGCCCCCGACACGCTGGGGCTCGGCACGCATGCGCACCCGAAAACCGGCGACTTGATCGGCGAGACCAAGCAGGTCGACTCGCAAAAGGACTGCGACGACGCGAAGAAAGACGGCTGGCGCCTGACGCGCGACACGCCGAAGTCCGCGGCCGAGCAGCGCGCCGACGCGGCCGACGCCACCGCGGAGGCCAAAGCGGACGCGAGGGCCGACAAGGGCCTGCCGGCGCCCGCACACAACGCGTTGAAGAAGTAAGCCGTGGGCGCCTTTAGCCCGGAGTTCAGTCCCGCGTTCGGGGGACTGGGCGGGCTCGCGTCGAGTGTCGGCAGCGGCGACGGCTGGTGGGGCGGGGTCGCGACGATCCCGCCGATCCCCACGGTGCCGTCGGCCGTGCCGGTGCTCACGATCATCACGAACGCGTTGCAGGGGCACAACATCTACGCGCCCGGCGAACCGATCAAGATCGCCGACGCGGAGACGTGTCGCTCGCACCTCAACATGCTCCTGGATGCGTGGAACGCAGACGGGCAGGCGTCGATCGCCGAGGTCTATTCCGCGTTCGTGACGACGGACGGCCTGCAGCCGCACACGATCGGCCCGACGGGCACGTGGGGCCTGCCGGTGCGGCCGGTCGCGATCGAGGCCGCGGCGCTCGTCGTCGGCGACGGGCAGTTGCAGCCGATTCGCGTCCACGACGATCCCGCGTGGTGGATCCGGCAGTCGGGGTACGCGGCCGCGGGGATCACTGATCTCTATTACTCGCCCGACGTCCCGAACGGGCAGATCTTTTTCCAGGGCCCGCCGGCGGGCGCGGTGACCGTGATCCTGATGACGCGCACGCCGCTCGCGAAGGTCCTGCTCACGCAAGCGATCAATTTCGCGCCCGGCTGCGAGCTCGCGCTGACGCTCACGCTGATGGAAGCGATCGCCGAACCGTTCCACGCGACGATCTCGGCCGCGCTCGAGAAGCGCGCCGGCAAAGCGCGCGGCGTATTCTTCGGCAACAACCTGCGCGTGCCGTCGCTGTCGACGCGCGGCCTCGGCCTCCCGGGATCGACCGGCGGCTGGTGGGACTACCGCTCCGGGACGTGGAGATGAGCGGCTTCCTCACCCCCGACGCCCGACTGCGCGTGTTCGACGAGTTGAGCGTCGCGCTGCCCGGCGCCAAGCTTCATACGTTCCTCACGGGCTCGACCACGCAGCGGCTCGACACGTTCACCGATGCGGCGCTGACGGTGCCGAACGGCAATCCGGTGATCGCGGCGGCGGGCGGCCTCTTCCCGGCGATCTATCTGCAACCGGGGCTCGGCTATCGCTTCGTGCTGACGAACGCCGCCGACCAGCAAATCTGGGTCGTGGATCCGGTCCTCGTGCCGGCGCCGCTCACGCCGCTGACGCTGCCGCTGCAGGGGATCGGCCTCGATGACTTCCGCCTGACGCTCGAATCCGGCGTCCCGGTGTCGTCGACCGACCAGACCGCGAAGACGGCGATCTACTGCACGCCGCGCACGGGCACGCAGATCGATCTCTACGACGCGGCCGGCGTGCCGACGCGGTTCCAGTCCGGGCAGTTCTTCGCGGCGCTGCCGGCGTCGGTCTCGCAGCTCTATTCGGTGTTCGTCCTCAACAATAGCGGCATCCCGGAGCTCGATCTCACGCCGTGGACGAACGACACGACGCCCGGGCCCGCGGCGTACAGCCGGTCGGCGGTGACCGGCACGCGCACGAAGACCGGCGACCTCACGCGCCGCTTCAAGGGCCTCGTCCGCACGACGACGGTCACCGGGCAGACGGAAGACAGCCGCACGGCGCGCTATCTCTGGAACGAAAACCAGCGCGTCGAGCGCGCGATGGTCCGCGTCGAACCGACGACCGGGTGGGCGTACAGCGTCAACGTCATCCGCCAAGCGCACGGCGACGCGGCGAATCAACTCGCGTTCATCATCGGCAGCAGCGACGACCTGGTCGAGGCCGAGATCATGGTGAGCGCGTTCCAGGCAACGCTCGCGGCGAACCTCGCCGTCGGCGTCGGCCTCGACTCGACGACCGTGTTCGCCGGCGACCAAATCAATCAGGTGCTGCAGTTGACGGCGGACAGGGCCGGGAGCCTGCGCGCGGCGTGGAGCGGGCAACCCGCGCCAGGCGCGCACGTGTTGACGTGGCTCGAGTGCACGTCGGGCACCGGTGTGACGTCGTGGTACGGCACGAATCCGACGTTCAACCTCGTGACGATCGCCGCCTCCGTGCATGGCGGGATCATCGGCCGGCTGAAGGGCTGAGGGGCGCAGCCATGCCGCTCTTCAGCGCCTTCTGTGCCGGTTCGAACACCGAACGCTCGACGTCGATGGACGCCGAGAAATCGGTGAACCTCTATCGATCGACGATCGAGCAACAGGGATCGGCGAAGCAGGCGTATCTCCTGGGCACGCCGGGCCGCCGACTGCTCGGCACCGTGGATCGGATCGGCACGCGCGGGATCTTCACGCAGGACGGCCGCACGTGGGCCGTCATCGGCGATCAGTTGGGCGAGATCCTCTCGTGGACGCCGTTTGTGTTCAACGTGCTCGGTGTAATCGCGCTCGACGCGATCCACCTCACCCGCACACCGCAGCCGGTGTCGTTCGCGAGCGACGGCGACGGCGGCTCGCAGCTCGCGATCGTCGGCGGCGGGCAACTGAAGATCCTGCACCTGGTGACGGGCGCGCTCAGTGACCCGGTCACGCTGCCGCTCAGTAATCCGCCCGGAATGATCGGCTTTCTCGACGGCTACTTTCTCCTCAGTGAACAGGACAGCCTGCGCACGTGGTTCTCTGCGATCGAGAACGGCGGCGTGTGGGACGCGCTCGATTTCTTCACGCGCTCGACGGCGTCGGATCGGATCGTCGCGATGATCTGCGGCAACAACCGCGTGTGGATCTTCGGCAGCGAGACGTCCCAGGCGTACGAGAACGTCGGCGATCCGGACAATCCGTTTCAACCGATCAAGGGCTCGCTCTTCCAGATCGGCTGCGCCGCGCCGTGGGCGGTGTCGGTCGGCGTCAATACGATTCGATGGGTCGGTGAGAGCAGCCGCGGCGGCGCGATGGTCTACCGGCTCGACGGCTACACCGGGACGCGCATCTCGACGCACGCGATCGAGGCGCAGCTCGCGACGGCGACGACCCTGCGCGATGCCGAGGCCTTCACCTACGAACAGGACGGCCATCTCTTCTACGCGCTGACGTGTCCGTCGCTCGGCCCGGGTGGCCTGACCGTGGTCCTCGATGAAACCGAGCAGGCGTGGCACCAGCGCAGCACGTGGAATTTTCACGAGGGCCGCGACGATCTGTGGGGCGTGCGTGGCCACGCCTTCGTCGGGACGCGGCACGTCGTCGGGTCGCGCGACAGCGGCGCCATCGCGGCGCTCGAGCTCGACACCTACGACGATCTCGGCGCGATGCTGCGCGCCGTGCGCCGCGCGCCGTATCTGAGTGCGGAGAATGCGTGGGCGTTCATCGACCGCGTGGAGCTCGGGATCGAGTCGGGCGTCGGGCAGACGATGGACCCGGGCGCCGATCCGCAAGTCGAACTGCGGCTCTCGAAGGACAGCGGGAAAACCTGGTGGAGTGCGGGCACGTCGTCGCTCGGCCGCATCGGCGAGTACGGCACGTGCGCGTTCTGGACGATGCTGGGCCGCGCGCGGCTCGATCGCCTGGTCTTTGAAATCGTCCTCAGCGATCCGGTGAAACGCGTGCTCGGGCCCGGGCTCTGGATCACCGCCACGCCGGGCCGTCGTCAGGCGGCCGCCTGATGCCGAATCAAGATCCGCCGATCGAAACGCCGTTTTTGGATCCGGTCACCGGGCAGATCGCCGAGGTGTGGCGGATCTATCTGCGCGAGGTCGGCGCCACCGCCGGCACGCTCGCGCCCGTCACCGCGCCGTACTGGACCTCGACGTCGACGCCCGCGCTCGTCAGCGAACGCAACCTGGGCCTCCTCGCCTCGGGCTACGTGAAGGTCCTCACCACCTTCGGCATCGCCGAGCCGTCGACGGTGGGCGTGATTCCGTCGGCCGACGTCACGGGCCTCGTCGCCGCGCTCGCGACCCTCGCGCTGATCGTGCCGAGCAGCTACACGCCGACGACGTTCAACGTCGCGAATCTCAGCGCGTCGACCCCGTTCGCCTGTCAGTACCTGCGCACGCTGAATTTCGTCACCGTGACCGGCCGGGTCGATGCGGATCCGGTGACGACGGCGACCGACACACAGCTCGGGATCAGTTTACCGATCGCGTCGAACTTCACCGCGGTGCAGCAATGCGCGGGCACGGCCTGGGCGCCGACGCTCACGAGTGAGGGCGCGGCGATCCTCGCGGACATCACCAACGACCGCGCGGTGATGCAGTGGAAGGCGGTCGACGTGACGAACGCGGCGCGCTATTTCAGTTTCAGTTACCAGGTGCTCTGAGGATGGCGAAAGAAACGAGCGCGACGCAGTTCAGTCACTGGCTCGGGACCGACCCGTACAGCGTCCAGGCGATGAGCAACGGCTACGCGCTCGCGCCGCCGGGCGTGCCGGTGGCGGACGTCCGCGACCCGCAGGAATTGGCGCGGCTCCAGGCGAAGTATCCCGACATGTCGGCCACCCCGACGAACCTGGTCAGCGGCGTCAAGAAAAAGGGCGGCGAGTCGGCCACCCCGATCCCGACCGCCGTCCAGGCGCAACAGTTGGCGACCCGCGAGGCGTGGGAGCGCTACCTCGGGGACACGTCCGAGGCGGAACGCCCGGCGAAGATGCGCGCGGCCTGGGACCAGTTGCTGCAACAGCAGCCCGAGTTGCTCAAGGTGATGCCCGCGAACCTCTATCGGGACGCCGGCGGCGCGGTCGCGGAGTTGCCGCAGGCCGGGCACGATTACTTCCGCACCGAGGCCGGGGGCGCCGAGAAGATGTCGTTTCTCGACCGCAACCCGTGGGTCCGACCGGCGTTGATCGCCGCGGGCGGCGTGGGTGCCGTGGCCCTGCCGGCCGCGATCGGCGCGAGTGCCGCGGCGGGCGCGGGCGGTGCCGGGAGTGCGAGCGCGGCGGGCACGGCAGGCACCGCGGCCACCATCGCGGGGACCGGCGCGGCGGGCACAGGCGCGACGGGCGCGACCCTCGCGGGCCTGAGCAGTGCGGAGCTCGTCCGCTACGGGCTGCCGGTCGCCGGGAACCTCGTGGGGAGTTATCTGCAATCGCGCGCGGCGGGTCAGGCGTCGGACGCGCAGCAGCGCTACCTCGAGGAAGCGCTCGCCTACGAAAAAGAGAAAGACCAGTACCAGCGCGGGGTTGACGCGGCCGCGGTCACCCGCGAGGGGCAACGCTACGACAGCTATCAAGGCCGGATCGCGCCGTTCATCGCGAGCGGCACCGCAGCGAACAGCCGCATGGCGGAATTGCTCGGGCTGCCGGCCGGCAGTGGCGGGAGCCGCAGTGCCTCACGCGCGGCGAGCACGCCGACGGGCCCGATCCCGAAGACGACGGGGAACCTCCTGAAGGATCTCGCGTCCGCGAATGCGCTGGCGTACGGCGGTGCGGGTCACACCGATCCGAGTTACTGGGCCCGCGCCGGCTACGACAAGGACCCGCAGTATTTCTACGAAAAGATGCTCGGCAAGGACGCCGGTGGCGCGGACGTGCCGACCGCCGGGCCCTGGGCACCCGGTGGGGCGCGCGCGGCGACGCCGGCGGCGAGCCCCGCAGTGATGGCGCCGCCGCGTCAGGGCACCGCGCCGAGTGGGCCGGTCGGCGGTGGCGCGCTCGTGCAGATGCGCGGCCCCGACGGCTCGATCAAAGCGGTCCCCGCCAATCAAGTCGCGCACTACCAACAGCGCGGCGCGACCCTGTTGCAAGGAGCGGCGTAAATGATCCGATCGCCCGATGCCCCGACCGACGTCGCGGAACGCGACTGGTGGACGACGAACGCGCCGCGCGCGGGCGCGACGTCCTCGAGCTCGACTTTCACGGCGCCGACCTACGACTTCGATCACACGGACGAGAACGGCGTCCACGTCTTCAAGGGCAACGACGGCCAGTACTACTACGAGTCGCTGACCGGCGAGAACGGCTTCGAGTATCTCCCGTACGGCGGCGCCGGCACCGCGACGAATCCGGCGCAACAGCCGACCGCGGCGCCCGACGCGCCGACGCCCGGCGCGAGTGGCGGCGGCGGCGGTGGTGGTGGTCAGCCGACGGGCGGCTTCGGCGGGCAGCCGCCGCCGTATCAGAGCGATCCGAACGCGCCCGACTACCAGCCGCTCGCGCCGTACGTCCCGCCGACGTGGACGGGCGGCGATTACGTGGCCCCGACCGAAGCGGACTTACTCGCCTCGCCCGGCTACGGCGCGCGGATGGATCGCCTCCTCACCGGGAAGGCGCGGCAGTACGCCGCGCAGGGGACGATCCTCAACGGCGGCACGCAGGTCGCCCTCAACCGCAGCGCGCAGGACTACGCCACCGGCGAGTACCAGACGCTGCGCGCCAACACGATGGAGGCGTACCGGCAGCGCTACAGCCAGTTCCAGGACACGGCGGGCATGAGTCTCGCCGCGCGCACGCTGAACGGGAACGAGAACCAGAATAATTTCATGAATCGGACGTCGCGCTATCTGCAGGGCAACCAGCGCACGCTCAGCGACTACCTCACCAACCTGACGGCGCGCCGCAACTGGGAGAACGACTACTGGTCGCGCCTGAATGATCTGAATCAGACCGGCGCCGGCGCCGCGGGAGGCAGCCATTGAGTAGCGTCGCCGCGATCCTGCAACAGATGGGCGAGAACGCCGCCCGCGTGCGACTCGCGCGCGGGTCGATCCTCGGCAGCACGGTCGCGGGCCTGTCGCAGATCCCCGGCCAGATCAGCGCCGATCGCGAGCACGCCGCGCTGGCGCAGCAGCAAGCGGATCGCGTCACCGCGCAGGACGCGCGCCAGACCGCGGCCGACGCCGCCGCGCAGCGCGAGCAAGCCGTCGCGCACGCCATCATCACGAGCTACACCAACGGCACGCCGAACGATCCGGGCACCAACGATCT